CTCGTGCGTACTGTAGGAGATGACCTTTTGGATATCTATGCAGTGAACTACAACGTTCTAAGAATAATGTCTGGTATGGGTGGTTTGGCTTATTCCAATTAAGCGCATAGCGCTTAATTCCTTTCCGATTAAAGACCACTTAGTGACCTTTAATCGGGCCGAACCTCCCCTTGGGGAGGTTCTTTGGTTTATTTATTTTCTTCAAAAAAAAATTAAAGTATTCTATAGTGTAAAAATACAAGGGCCTGGTAGACAAATGGCAATAACAGACACTTTGAGTAACAATCTGGTGAATTAACAATAAATTTAATTCATTAAACAATCATTTTGTTTAATAACTTAAATTTTAAAAACTACTACGAACTTAAAATGTTGATGATATTATCGTTAAAATTACCAAGGGCAAGTAAATCCACTTTTGATTGAATACATATTTAATATTTCCTTAATAATATCACTTCTACGAATATCACTCTCAGAAAGTTCAACCAATTCAAAATACTCTGGTCCAAGTCCATATAGTCGAAAACGTTCGATGAAGTCTTCTAACCCATTCTTTTCATAAAAATCTACCTGTTCTAAATCACCCGTAAGAACTATTTTAGTATTTGTTCCTATTCTTGTTAATACAGTTTTAAATTGAATAATTGTGCTATTCTGCATTTCATCGGCTATAACAAATGAATCATTAAAAGTCCTTCCTCTTAAGTACATCAATGGTACTACTTCTATTCTTTTCTGTTTGAATAATAAATCAAGTGACTTAGGTCCGTAAATATCTACAATATTTTGATAAAATGGTTCCATCCATGGTTCCATTTTTGTATTTATTTTACCAGGTAGAAATCCGTGATTTTCATTTTCAATTCCCACCGATGGTCTGGTTATGATTAATTTGTTATATTTATTTTCTTTTAATTGTTGAACGGCCTCTTTACATGCAAGATATGTCTTTCCAGACCCAGTTGGCCCTGTACATACAAGTACCGGTTTTGGGTTATTAAGTTTTTCTATATATTCTTGTGAACTAGATATTATTTTTCTCGGTGAATTAAATCTTCTTGGGTATTTCTTCAAATGCTTCATTTACAATAATTTTTAGTTATTGCAGGTCTTTAAATTGGGTAATAATGTGTTAATGGATTAACACTCCACACAGGATGTTTTAAAGGTCTAAATTGAATTAGGAGCTAAATACCAAACCACCCATACCGTTGGTAACCCTAAAGATGTTATAATTTACAGCATATACGTCTTCTCTTAAATTACTATTAAGTGTAATAGAAGGAGATAAAGTAATTGGAATAAAATGTATAAAAGCACTTGAAATTCTTGTAAAATTGCAAGTACCACTAGGATGGGATTCTTCTGGCTGTAATGAAAAGGGTATTGACATAATGTAATCAGAACCTGCTGTAGAACCACACCCCCTGTGGTGTTTCCAGTTGTAATACCTTGAATACATGTAGTAATTAAAGTTTAGGGTTTTCGATAAACTGCTGTTCAATGAAACATTAACATTAAAAATAACAGAACTATTATCTTGGGAAACTGTTGTCAATCCTGGTAGAGCAGATATAGGGGCACTAGTTGCAGGTCCAGCGTTACCTACTAGTGTTTGATAAAATGGATAACCCAATGGAGAACCTGTTATAATGATTTCCTTTATTGGATGAGTAAATTTTGTTATATCAATCGTAGCACCGACATTTTGTTCATATTGAACTTGTTCAATGAGGTATTCATGGTTATTGGTTGCAAACTGTTTACGTTCGGTAGAATCTAAAAAGATATAATCAGCGTAAACATTAATATTACCATCATAATATGGTATAACTGGACTATTATAAAAAAGACCTGTCGATACTGGGTTTATTATATCTAATAATCCAGAAAATGTGATATATAATTGAACATCGTGACTCTGGAGAGCAATGAGGGGTAGTGCTAAACCTGGGTTACGACAGAACCAAAACCGAAGTGGTATATAAACTTCAGTAGGTGCATTACTAAATATTCTAACTGTGGGATTTTGACCTTGTATAGGTGCAGTTGATGGAATTACAATAGTAGTTCCATAATGAGTATAACTCATTCGTTGGTATCTAGTTGATAGATTTGCATTTTTAAACACAGCCGTAGTTGCTACTGTATTTACTACTGCTTTTGGTTCTATACCTGGTTCTGTACCAGTAGAATCAATCCGTCCTTGATTATAATAAGTATTTACTTCTGTAAGGTCTCTCCAGATGGTCAACCATTTACTATAATGAATATCAATACTTGTTCCACCTATCCTTATTTCAAAACTTTGAAAAATAGCATGACCAAAGTCTGCACATATATTGAATTCAGAAGAGCCGCTACTAGGAGCCATGAATTTAAACATGTTAGGTATATTCAAGCATATCCATATGTTTTTTAAAAGGTCTCCGTTTCTACCTATTTTTACATTTATAGTTGCTCCCGGAGCTGGTGTACCGACTATAGTCTGTTTAATTGATTCCTTTGAATAATTTGAATATCGTCGATAAACTGATTTAAAAAAAGTTATTTGAGGGTCTCCTGTAAGGTATACGTCTTGTGCTCCATATGCTACCAATTGAAGAAGTCCACCTCCTCCCATTAAAATAATAATTAAATGGTGTTATTATTAACTAATTTAATTATTCTTAAATTAATGTTAATTGTTTTTTAATTGGAAAGGAATTAAGCGCATAGCGCTTAATTGGACCAAAGAACCTCCCCTTGGGAGGTTCGGCCCGATTAAAGGTCACTAAGTGGTCTTTAATTGGAGTAAGCCAAACCACCCATACCAGACATAACACGGAATATATTTAAATTGACTGCATATATATCCAAATTTAAATTATTTAATAAATCAGTATTATCTACAGTACTGTTAAAAGTATCAAATGCCAATATTGCATTGTCTATCCTACTGAAGTTACATGTACCATTTGGTTGATAATCCTCAGGGCGTAAACTAAAAGAATATACGCCAATTGAATCAGGGAACAACACGGACCCAAACCCAGTGTGATGGTCCCAAATTTGGTTCCGTGTGAAATAATTAAGGTGACGTGCATTGAAACGGTCAGTTCCGTTAAATTTTAATATCATATTATAATAACTGGTTGAAGTATTAACACCTGGTATAATTGGTAAAGGAGTAGCTGGATAATTAAATGAAGAATAACCAGAATATTCGTAACCCCCTGTTACTATTAGTTCCTTTACAGGATGATTAAAATTTAATTTTATTTGGTTACCAGTTGCCTTTTGATATTGAACTTGTTCAATGAGGTATTCATGTGTATTTTGAGCAAATCTTTTACGTTCTTCTGTATCGAGGTAAATGTATTGTGTGTAAACGCTGATATTTGAAGAATAATTTGTTGTTATACTGATTTGTGGAAGTGTTTCAGATAGAATTTGCTTAAAAACATGTTTAAGGTCGTTAAAAACTATATTCAATTTTATTTCATGGTACTGGAGAGCAATGAGGGGGAGTGCCAAACCTGGGTTACGACAGAACCAAAACCGAAGTGGTATATAAAATTCAGGTGGTCCTCCAAAAAGTGGATTAGATCCACTTAAAGGAATTATGTTACTATTATAAGTAAAATTTTTATGTGTATAAGACAATCTTTGGTAAATAGTTGTCTCATTATTTGTAGATTGAGGGGGTGTAGTATTAGCAACTACATTTGCAGGTTCTCTTGAACCATTATAACCATCCGGAATACCTTGAATTCCCAATGGATTTACTTCTGTGAGGTCTCTCCAGATGGTCAACCATTTTCCATAATGACGGTCTATTATCTGACCACCGATTTCAATTTCAAAACTTTGAAAAATAGCATGACCCAAGTCAGCACATACATTTAAAAACTGTCTTGGAACTACTTCAAATAATTTATCTGTTCTAATTGCTATAACTATATCAGAAACCAGGTCTCCGTTACGAGATAATGTTACACTAACACGTGAACCTGGTACTGGATTACCATTCATTATTTGTTGTATGTATTCCGTCGCAAAACTTGAATATCGATGATAAACACTCTTAAAAAATGTTATTTGGGGAGACCCTGTAAGATATATATCTTGAGGACCAGAAGCAACAAGTTGTATAATCGCACCTGACATCTTTAATTAGTTAATAATAATTAACATTAATTTAATTATTCTTAAATTAATGTTAATTGTTATTTTAATTGGACCAAAGAACCTCCCCTTGGGGGAGGTTCGGCCCGATTAAAGGTCACTAAGTGGCCTTTAATTGGAGTAAGCAATTGTCCCCATACCAGCTGATATTCTAAGAATATTATAATTTACTGCAAATATATCTAACTGTATACTATCTAATAAAGCATTATCTGCGCTTGTAAGTGTATCAAATGCAAGTACAATTTGATTTATCCTACTGAAGTTACATGTACCACTTGGTTGATGTTCTTCAGGGCGTAAACTAAATGAATAAACTGCAATACAGTCTGGATTTAACATACTTGAACCGAACCCAGTATGGTTTTCCCATATTTGGTTCCTTGTGAAATAATTAAGGTGACGTGCACTGAAACGGTCAGTTCCATTGAATACCAATCTTGCATTGTATTGTGACTGTGATGAAGGAATATATACAAAATTAAGTGGTAGCGCAGAAGTAAACCTTGGAACTATTGGCTGAGGAGTTGCTGTACCGAATCCAGATGTATATTTGCGGTATCTTGTAATATTCGTAAATATCTCTGGTATTTCTTTAGGTATTTCAGAACCCGTCCATATAATTTCCTTTATTGGGTGATTGAAATGTAAGATAATATTATTTCCTACTGTTTTTTGGAATTGTACTTGTTCGATGAGATATTCGTGGGGGTTATCAGCAAATTGTTTACGTTCTGCTGAATCAAGAAAGATGTAGTCTCCAAATACTTGAATACTGCTATAATCAGCTGATATACGTTTGTTATCATCTACGAATTTTTGAGTTCCAGATGTATAAAAAGGTGTAATTAAACTAACAATATTATTAAATTGTATATTAAGTTTTACTTCGTGGTATTGCATTGCAATGAGGGGAAGTGCTAAACCAGAGTTCTTACAGAACCAAAATTGCATTGGTACATATGCTTCTTTAGGTGCATTAGCAAGGATATTGACATTGTTTCCTTCTGGAAGTAATACAATTTCTTGTGTACCATGTGTATAACTCATTCGTTGGTAACGAGTTGATTTTTTTAAATTTATTGTATAATCATCTGTGGGGACACCGTATGCCTGATAATTATTCAGAGGTGGTTCTCCTCCCCATGTGTCCATAAAGGATTGTTGACCAGTTGGGTTTAGTTCCGTAAGGTCTCTCCAGATGGTCAACCATTTTCCATAATGACTGTCTATTATCTGACCACCGATTTCTAGTTCGATAATATTAAACAGAGAATGCCCAAGGTCTGAATGGACAACAAATTGATGTGCTGATGTATCTGTAACATTTGTAGAAAATAGATTAGATGGATTAAATGTTATCCATAGCTTCTTTAGGAGGTCTCCGTTACGTGCTATGGTTACACTAACACGTGAACCTGGTGATATCGTTCCTGTTATTGTTTGAGGTATTGATTCCATTGAAAAATTAGTATATCTACGATACACACTCTTAAAAAATGATATTTGGGGTTGACCTGTTAGATAAAGGTCCTCTGTTCCGAATGCAACCAGTTGTACCAGGCCAATTCCCATTTTTATCTGATTAATTTAATTAATGGGTATTATTTTAAATAAATTAACTTTAAATTAAAATTTAAAATAATACCCATTAATTAAATTAATCAGATATGGATCCGTATTTAAGTAATCCAAAACCTCCTCCTGAAGATGACGTAGTTTATAATTCTCTTCCAGTAACAGTACCTGCACCTATGATACGGGGACAACCGCCTATGGTGGATACATTCCCACCTCCAATTCCACGACCTAGGGTAAGGGGGTGGGCAAT